GCCAAAACGTTTCCGTCATCATCACATTTTTCCGATCGTAATGTTTCAATCGGTAAATGTTCAATTTGTGCAATTGTTTTACGATCTTTTGAATAAATTACTTGAATCGCACATTGTCCCATTAATTTAAGATCATACGCCAATTTTCGAACGGAATCCTTTTTAAATAATGAAATTGCTTGTGCATATTGATCCGGTTTTCGATTTGAATCCGTTGCATCCAATCCTTTTCCGTAAATCATTTGTGAAATACCATTAATCACCGCGTTATTTGTCGGCGATCCATTGTAACGATCGATCAAAAATTGAAAATAGTTGTTATCCGAACCATAAAGAACCCAATCGCGGTTTTTTTGTTCAACAATTTTCGGTGATGTGTATGTTGATAAACTTACAACGTTGATATTTGATCCCGTTTTCGGTGTTTTTTGATCAACAATTCGGCTTTGTGCTTTTTTTATGTGTTTTTTCATAATACGATGTAATCGTTTTCGGATGAATGTTCAATATATTGATCTTTATTTATTGAATAATATTGATTTGTAGGTTGATCAATCGTTTGATTTGTTGCAAAAATTCGATCTTTATAGATTATTGCGTTGGAATCGGATGTGTTTTTAATGGTTAAATCGTAAAAATGACCTTCAACCAATGCAAAAATGTCTTGAATGATGATATAATTGCCATCAAAACGTGTTTCAACGACATCCGGAACGTATTTAAGCGTTTTATTTGTTTGATCGTCACGTAATGTCAATTCAATTTCGATCGGCGTTAAAATGTCGCCATTTCGCGGAATAACATAAATCGATTGAACCGTGTCGATTGGTTTTAAATGTATCATATCAATATAACGAACAAAACGGTTGATTTTGTATTGTGAAAACACATCAAAAACCCACGTACAAAAAAAGGGATGAAAAAACACCCCTTTAATTATTTATTAATTGATACAAAAAAAATTATGCCGTTGGATCAATTTGTGTTGGATTTACATCAGCCGTTATAACGGACGGTGTTACGAAATACGGTGGATCTTTTTCCATCGCTTCAAACGTAAGTGTAAAGCCACTTAAATCGCCCATCGCAGCGCCTGTGACAATTGTTCCGCCTGTAACTTCTGCGCCATTATCTAATCCAACCAAAAAGACATTTCCGTTGTAATCTTCTATTGCGATATGCGGTCTACCGTGTGCCAAAGCCTTTAATTCGTTTCGTGTCGGTGCATCCAAAAACGTCATTGTTAAATTTAACGTTTGTGTGTAAAAGGTTGTACCATTATCACGTGATGAATTCACGGTTGATTCCAACGATGTTGTTCCTTTTACGTCATATTGATACCAAACCGGTGTTCCGGCTAATCCGGTGATCACATCATCGGCATCAAGTGTTTCCGCGCCAAGTGTTCCGTAATCCGCAAAATAAACGGTTTTGATTCCACCTACTGCCGATTTGCAAGGAACCTTACGTCCGGTATTTAATAAACAAGCCATATTTTTATGTTTTTAAAAAAAAACGGGATGATTGGATCGCGCCAAACCATCCCGTGTTTTATTGGTTAATATTAATTAAGAATAGATAACTAAATCTGATCCAATTCCGTATTGTACGCCACTTGTGAATCTCATTATCACACGAACATTTTGCGATCCGTCCAAGTCACCCATATCCAAAACCTTAACTTCATTTGAATCCGATAAAAGACCCGTTCCGAAGAATAAATTTGATTTTTGACCGGCGATCATCGTATCGTTTGCCAATCCGTTTGCAACAAATATTTTAACACCGTCAAATGTTAATTCACCGCCACCATAAAATTGTGTTCCTTTGTTGTCGGTACCATTTGCACCCCCCAATAATGAAAAACCACCCAATGCACGAACATAAGCACGTGCAACATTTTGTGAAACGTAAAGATATAGATCTTCTTTTCCATATAGTGATGGATTGATTAAATCAACAACCTCTCCCATTTTTGCGATGACATTCGCAGCAGTAATTGCCACACCAACGATTTTTTGTGATGTTGCATCCGCCAAAATTAATTTTTTGAATCCGTCAAATTCTCCGGCATTAACCGAATCACCATTCCAAATGTTTTGTTCCGTTTTTTCGGCAACTTTACCGGAAACGTGTCCGATTAAGAAATCCGAAAAACTTGGTGGTAAATTGTCAAATGCAGAATATCCCATTTCAACCGCCTCCCAGTCCGAACGGAAATTTTTCTTACATAATTCCAAATTTACTTGAAATTCGGTTGGTTCAATAATACGTTCGTTTAAATTAACCGTTCCGGCTGTAACGAAATCACAATCCGCGTCAACAATTAAACCGGATGTTGAAACCGTTTTAATTACCTCCTTGAATTTAACGTTTGGTTTTACTTCAATACCACCGTTTTCAATTGTTGAACCGCTTAAAAGTGCTGCAGATATGTAATCCCCAGCAAACTGCCCAGCATAAGTTGATGTAATAGTTGGTTGTGCCATTTTTTTTATTTTTTGTTTGCTATTTTACTTAATACTATGTCCAATGTTGTCATCGAACGTTTTGTTGAATATAAATTCGTTTTTTTTGTTTGTTTTGATTCCGGATTGTGTTTGATCGGTTTTGATGCCGGTTCAACATTGGATTTTAATTCATCCTTTTTCACGTCTTCAATTTTGTCGGCGATTTTTTCTTCGATCATCGCTTTGATTTCTTCAACCATTGTTTTAACTTCCGATAATTCCGATTTTGTTGCGAATTGTTCCGCGTCTTTTTTCGGTTCGTCTTCCGCTTCAACTTCGATTTCTTCAACCGGTGTTATTTCCGCATCCGGTGTTTGTTCTTCGGTTTCGGCATCTTTGATTTCGGCGATAATTCCTTCATCAATTATTACCAAAATTTTTCCATCCTCCAAGTCGTATTCACCAACCGGAAGCGCAACGCGTTCGTCGTCAGTTACGATAAAAACTTCGTTTTCCGGTTCGAACGAATCCGATTCCAAAACCGTTCCGTTTTCAAGTTTCATTTGCGCGAGATTCACCTTTTCGGTTTCAACGCCCAACATTGTTTTGATTTCTTTAATCATTTGTTGTGGTTTCATATTAATATAACGTTTTATTGGTTTTATTTTGCATTTACTATTTTTTGGTTTTTAAATTATCCCTTTTTTTGAATGACAAACCATTGAATTCCGTCACTCCAAATTTGAATTCCTTCATACGGTTTATTGATCACATACGGCAATGCAACACCATCCAATGTTTGTCCGTTAATTGGTGTTAAATTCACTTTTGTGTTTGTTGCGAAACCACCATTTGAAATGATTCGAATTATTCGATTGGTATTTAATGGTAATGTTGCATCCGGTAAATTCAATGTCATATTTTGTTGTCCGCCACCCGTTGAATCATAACTTAATTTTATTAAAATTGCATCATCAAATGGATCACCCGTTAAATCAACCGTAACACCGGCGGAAACCGTCAACGGTGTTGGTATTAAATAATTGTCAATTTGATTCAATGTCGCGTGTTTGGTAACACCCCCTTGAACGATTGCGAATAGTTCACCACCCAATAATTCGGTTGTATTTGGTAAATCGCTTATTTTTAAATTTGCCATTATGGTATTATATTATAATTATTTTCTTGTAATATTAAATCGCCGTTTTCTTGCGCCAAAAAAACATCCGTTGAAACCGGTGCGCGTGTGATATTTCCGATTCCTTGCGCCCATAACGTCCCATCACAACATTTTAATGAATATGTGTTTGTGTGTTTGCAATAACACGCACGACGACCACCGGTTCGCGTTGTGTATGATGGCGTTTCATTTGAATCCATTTATTTGTTGTTTTTTACAAATGTTCGAATGTTGTTTAATAATTCAATCGCGTTTTGTTCCGCCATTTTTTCCGGATTTGGCGTTTCCATTTTATCGGCAAAATATCCCTCAATAGAAAACCCTTTGACCTTTCCGGTTTTTACGTAATTATTCCAAACATCATCGTTTGTGACTTTTACGGATCCCATCCACGTTCCGACCGGAACATTTAAATCATATTTTCGTGATTTATCGTGAATTTCATCTTCGACTATCCACGATTCAACCAATGACAATCCATTCAATTCATAGTCGTGTTCCATTGTTGAATTGTTTTGATTTCCACGCATTAAATACATCTGTGAAGCCTTTGAAACCGTATTTTTTGAAAAGAAAATATAATATTCATCATCATCATTGCGTCGATAAATCGGTTTATTTGGTATCAACAACGCACCCATCAAAATTCGACGTTCATTTGAAACGTTTGCCAATTTTATTTGTTGATTTTCACCCTTTAATGCGATGAAATCTTCCTCAATTGCCGGATTTTCTACAACAGAAATGGCTTCTATGCCGTTAAATTCCTCGTTTTCATCCAATATTAATTCTATTATTTTCATATTCATATAACGTTTTTAAATTTCAATTTTGTTTTTATCCAATTGATGCACCGTCAACAATATTTCGATCCAATGTTTGCGCCGTTGTTACATCATTTGAAGCTACGTAGGCACGAACCGGTTGTTGTTCCGCCGTTCCGATCACATCCGCCAATTGATTGGTTTCGGATGCACCCACGACGTTGAATGATGGTGGTGATGGTGCGCCACCACCCGACGGTGTTCCGCCGGAAACGGATTTTCCACCGCCACCCCCCAATGATGGTGTTTTTGTACCGATTATTTTTTTAACTTGACCGATACCGGACGCGATTGCTGCCCCCGCAGCCACTGCACCCAACGCAGGCCCTATGATTGGAATTGATGAAAGTGATGCGTATGAACTTGTTGCGGATAAATACGTTTGAATTGTCGCCGCAGCGATTGCTGCTGCTTTTCCGGCTGCAGTTTCCGCACCCAAAATTGAAGCCAAATTATTGAATCCGTCCGACGCGATTGACAATTTTTCGTCGGTCGTTAATTCTTCCCATTTGATTTGATTCGCCGAATCACGTTTCGCGAAATCGTTTTTCATATCAACAACGGCGGTTTCTTTTGCCTTTGTTAATTCGGTGGTATCTTCGCCAAATTTCGTCGCTTGTGCGATTAATAAATCATATTTTTCTTGTGTTTTTTCAATTTCCAATGCATCACGTTC